GCTGAGGCGGATCTGCTGCGCCATCAGCCGGTCACCCGCTTGATGCCGAGGCGCTTGTAGCCCTCGACGACGAAGCCACCCGGCTGCACGCCAGGGTCGCCGACGACCTGCCACAGCCTACCGCCCCACCGTACCTCGCTCACGGCGGTGACCTCAGCCTCGAGGGGCAGGTACACGGTGGAGGTGACCTCAGACGTCTCGCGGCGGTCGTCGTTCTCGGAGCCCTGGCCGATCTCAACCCACGCGGGGGAGTCGACCTCGACCCAGTCGTACACGTCGTTGTTGAGCTCGTCCAGCCCCACCTTCTGGCGGGAGCGCAGGCCCACCGTCTCGGTGAACAGGGCGGAGGTCACAGCGGGACGCCGTCCGACGACCAGGGCCACTTGCCGGTCTGGGTGGGGCTCTTGGTCCACCCGGCCGCGCCGCCCGGGGACGGGGTCCAGGCGACACCCATGCCCAGGTCGGTGACGTTGGCGGAGACGCCGAGCTGCTTGAGGTCCTCGTCCGTCAGGAAGACGCCGGTGCGAGGGTCGCCGGGCGGGAAGTACGAGACCGACCTCGAGCCCAGCGACTCCTGCTGCACCCGGGGCGTGTAGGCCCGCGCTGCGACCTCGAGGACGACGAACTTGGCGAGGTCGGGGACGACCGTGCGGGGGCGGACTGCCTCCCGCACGGTCGCCACCGCTGCCTGGACCATCAGGTCGCCCCGCTCCTGGTCGACCGGACGGGGCTTGACCCACGAGGCCAGGTCCGTGTGGTCGAGCAGGCTGAGCTGGTCCAGGGTGAGCACGGGTCCTCCTACTGCTGCGGGGTCGCAGCCTCGACCGCGTCGATGATCTCGTCGCGGGTCATGGCGTCCGTGACGGTGATGCCGAACTCGGGCTGACGGGCGTAGGCAGCCCAGGCGTCACGACCCGACCCGGCACCGCGCTTGGGCGGCTCCGGCAGGCGGGCCGGGAGCCCGCCGATCAGGTCCTCGTCGGCCTGCGACGTCTCCGGGGTGGACTCGGCCGGGGCCGGGGTCTCCGGGGCGGGAGAGGGAGCCTGAGAGGCCGGAGCCTCACCAGCGCCCACGTCCCCGACCGGAGCCGCCTCACCCGGAGCATCGTCGAAGTCCTCCTCCGGCGAGGTCTGCTCCGGGGCCTCCGGGGTGGGAGACGGCTCCGCGGACGGGGCCACCTCCCACGCCCGGGGGTTGGTGATGCGGGCCCGGGCCCAGGCCGGTGGCGTGTCCCCCGCGAGGAACGTCACCAGGCGGAACGAGTCGTCCCGCACGGTCACGGATGCGGCGAGCACGCCACCGGCCTTGCTCATCGGATCTTCGCCGCGAGCGACCGGTTGGCGTTGAGCGCCACCGGCAGGGAGATGGAGTCACCCACGACGAACTTGATCGGGGGCACCCCCTGGGCGGTGAACACGCCGCAGATGATCCCGGCCTGGTCCTCCTCCTCGATCTCCCACTCGGGCTCGCTGGAGGCCAGGGTGCGACCCCAGTAGGTCGCACCCAGCGGACCGGCCTCGCCCGCGTTGGGCGCACCCGGTGCCGGCAGCATGAGCAGGGTGTCGTCCGGGATCCCGGTGACGACCTCGATCGGGGGCAGGCCGTACGCCGCGAGGAAGCCGAACACGTCGGCCTGCGTCGGCGGACGGGTGAGGCCCGGGTTGGTGTTGAGGTTGACGGCCGAGCGGAACTCGTCGCCACGCATCAGCAGGGCCAGCGCGTTGCGCGTCATGGCCATCGCGCCGGGCTCCTCCTCGACACCGAAGTGCTCGAGCTGCTTCGCGGCGTAGAGGTCGCGGAGCGTCTCGATGGAGGCCAGGCGGGAGACCGACGTGTCGGTCCAGGCGTCGCCGACCGTGGTGGTCAGCGCGGCGTCGCGGCCGAAGTCGTCCTCGAACCGGAACTTGCCGGTGGACGACGCCTTGCCCGTGACGAGCACCTGGGCCCGCTGCGAGTTGGCCCGCAGCACGATGGAGCGGACCGTGTTGCGCATGGTCTGCTCGATCTTGTTGCGGAGCACCGCGTCACCCGCGTTGCGGGCCCGCAGCTGCTGGTACTCGCTGATGGTGTTCTGCTTCGAGATGGCGGGGAGCTTGACCATCAGCTCCTCGGCCTCCTCGTCGCCCCGGCCGAAGTCGGGCTGGGCGTCGAAGGCGCGGTACTGCGCCTCGTCGACCAGGCCGTCGGCGCTCGCCGTGAAGGTCACGGCGATGTCGTCGACGGTGACGTTGGGCAGCCAGCGAGCCAGGCCCGAGCTGTCCAGGAGCTCGGCCTCGGCACGGGCCATGCCCGTGAGCTCGACGGCGGGGAAGATGTCGTTGTCGATGGCGACCATCAGGCACCAGCCTCGAACTCGAAGTTGCCGGCAGCCGCGCCGGTGGGTGCGGTGAAGTCACCCGGGACGAAGTCGGTCTTGATCAGACCGTGCCAGAGCAGCGCGACCTGGATGTCGGCCGGGGCGTCGCCCTGGGCGTTGACGACCACCTGGTGGTTGTCCTTGAGGAAGCGCAGGACCTCGCCCGCCGCACCCGTGAAGGGCTTGACGGCGGACTTGTCCGCGCCGTTGACCGGCAGGCCCGACGGCAGGTAGCCGTTCGGGTAGTGGGTCGCCTTGGTGAAGTCCGCGACCCGGATGGTGCCGGTGATCGCGGACTCGAGGGCGTGGCGCGAACCGATCCAGCGCTGGTCGCTGGCGCGGCTCGTGCCCGCAGGCCGGATGAGACCGGGCATGCTTGAGCTCCTTGAGTCGAAGGGTCAGACGGAGGGGTGGATCAGGTGAGGCCGAGCTGCTTCTTGCGACGCTCCAGGTAGTCCTCCCGGGACGACGAGACCGAAGCCTTGCCGCCCTCGGACCGGTTGCCCTGGTGGTTGTCGCGGGGGACGCGGCCGGTGGTCTTCGTCTTGGTCTTGTCCTTGTCCTCGGAGGTCTTCTCCGGGGCCAGGGCCTTGACCTTCGACTCCACCTTGTCGGTGTCGACCGAGCCGTCCTCCTTGAGGTACTTGGACAGGTCCGCGTCCTCCAGGAAGGCATCCCGCTGGGCGTCCGTGAGGACCCCCTTGGCAGCCGCTCGGAACTCCGCTCGGACCGCCTGCGGGGCGACCCGGGCACGCTCCTCGGCAGCTGCCTGCTCCCGAGCCTCGCGGACCTTCTTCTCGGTCTCCGACTCGTTCTCCTGACGGAGGCGAGCCAGCTCGACCGAGTCGGCCTTGAGGGCGTCGTAGTCGGCGAACTGGGACTTCTGCCGAGCGAGACGGTCACCGACGATCCGGTCCACGTCCGCCTGGGAGAAGGTCTTGTCGGAGTTGCCCCCGCCACCCTGCCCGCCGTTGTTCCCACCGCCGTCGCCGCCGGTGTTGGTGCCGTCGGCACCGCCGCCCTGGCCTCCCTCACCGCCGGTGTTCGTGCCGCCCCCGCCGCCACCCTCGTTCGGGTCGCGGAGGATGAAGCTCCTGCGGTGTCGTGCCAAGGTGCTGCGTGCCATGTGTGCTCTCCGTTGCCCGTCGGCTTGGTGCTACCGGTCGATGAGCGCGACCGTGCGCTTGACGAGGGGTAGCATAGCCTATGCGGCCGCCACCTCGGTCGGACCGCGGAAGTTCTGACCCGCCAGGCGCAGGACCGGCCCCAGCTCTCCGTGCTGGTGCACCACGACGGACACCTTCTTGAGGTCACGCCCGTCGGTGGATCCAGCCGCTCCGTAGAGAGCCTTGAACTCGTCCTCGTTGAGCTGCCGCCCCGGGTCCTTGCCTCCAGCGATGGGAAGGACGTCGCACTTGCAGTGCTCGTGGATCGGCATGAGGTCGTCGGTGTGGTACACCTGATCCGAAGCGACGGCGCACAGGCCGCAGGACCCAGAGCGAGACAGCTCCGGCCGGACGATGCGGCGGTACCCGGTGATCCGCCCGGACGACCTCATGAACTGCCGAGTCTGTCCACGTAGCGCGAGCAGGTTGTCCATCTGGCCCATGGCTGCGCCACGGGCCAGAGTGGTCGCCAGCGCCTCGGACGGGCTTGCGCCCGTCGAGGCTGCGTAGCGGTACGTGGCCCCCAGGCGCTCGTACACCGAGACGTGATCGGTGCCCTCCCGCAGATCGGCGACGGACACGATGGGGACCGCGCCCGTCGCCTTGCCGATGACCGCCTGCGCCACCCGCTGGAGGTAGGCGTTGGTCAGGTTGGCCGTCTGGCGCTGCGTCGCCTCGATCTGCTTGACGAGCTGAGCCGCCATGTCGCGGACCTTGGCGTCGGAGTACCACCCGTCGAAGCCGAGCAGGGCCGTGCGGACCGCCTTGACCGCCTGGGCGTCGAGGCGGTCCCTGGCGTTCGCATGCGCGTCGACCAGCTGGGTGTACGAAGCCATCAGCCGACCGCTGCGGGCTCGGGAGCGGGAGCCTCAGAGGCCGGAGCGCCCGGGTCAGTGGCGGCTGCCGCCGTGAGCTCGGGGAACAGGACCGCGTCGTCCATCCGCTCGGCCGCCATGTCGTCGACCTCGTCCGGGCTGAACTGGAGGACCTTGATCATGCGGGTCCGCCAGGGCACGTCACCGGCCTTGGCCTTGATGTTGGCGTCGAACCGCTCGGCCAGGGAGTGACGCTCGGGCGGCATCCACTCCGACTTGGCCACGGGGATGTCGACCTCGTCGAGGTCGAAGTCGTCGCCGACGACGTCGAGCCCCTGCTCGTTGTACCAGAAGGCGAGCTGGATGTGGGCCACCTCGGACCAGCCGTCGGAGGCCCGCTCGATCCGGTCCTTGACCTTAAACACGAGGTTCTCACGCATGGCCGTCACGCCCTCCGCCGAGCCCTGGGCTGCGTCGGGGGCGAAGTAGTGCAGGGGCGTGAAGGTGACAGCGGCCAGCTGCTGGGCGTCGTACTTGGACGCCGAGATGAGCGGCGTCATGTCGATGGCCTGGGACTCCCACAGCTCGGCCGTTGCCGGCAGCAGCCACATGGCACCCGGGTCGGCCGGGAAGATCTCGGCGTAGTCGATGTCCTGCCCGGCCTTCTCGTGCCCGGCCGGGTACTTGGTGGGCACGCCCTTGACGGCACGCTGCCGGTACGCCTGCAGCGTGCTGATCGTCATGCGGTTGAGCAGGTCGTCGTTGATCCGGTCGAGGTGGCCCAGGTGCTCCTCGAACTC